GTCCTGTCTTGTCGTGGACCAGCGTGACAAACTGCTCAGCTTGTTCGAGGGACATCGTGCGTCCCTTACCCTTCGGGTGCGGCTCCCAATCGAGTGAAAGCATGGTGTTGGACGCATCGTCACCAACGTAGTCCAGGTAGAAATCCACCTGGGCCTCGACGTTCGAGTTGTCTGCGAAGTGGTACGATCCGACCAACATCCCAGCCTCACGCGCCCGCTGAATGTGGTCGTGATAGGTTTTGTCTTTGTAGTAGGTTCCTTCGGTCGCTTTGGTGATGACAGCCTGGATTCCGGCTGCTTTCAAGGCGTGGAAGTCCTCCACCTTGTTCCAGTGCGATACGTCGATGACATTTGGTTGCATTTGAGCATCCCCCCGTTAAGGTTAACGTGCCCTTAACATAAGCCTGGAGAGGGTAGAAATCAAGCCAGACGATAACCCTTACGCCCCGTTCTTCACCAAATCATCCAAGTGGATGTTGTGCTGAGCGATCAAAATTTGCCCTAAGCGACCGATATAGCTTTGCAGCCGCAGGATTTCTTTGTTCTTCGAGATCACGTCCGCTTCCAGTCTGTGGATGCGGTCGCGCAGCTCGTTGATCTCGGCGGTGAGCGTCTTGGAGAACTCAAGCAAATCGGCACGGAACTCGTTCGCGCTGTTGTCGGCCTGCTCGACCTTGGACTTTCGCCACATAAAGTACGAGCCCACTATGCCTCCGATGAAGCCTAGCGTGCTGGTGATAACTGTTATGAGCGTGTTAGTGTCCATTGCCGTTGCAGTTCTTGATAGCAGCGTAAGTCTTCGCGATGTCCCCGTTAAGAACGAGGGTTGGACCAGTGGGAGGGAGAGGACTGTTCCGTAGATCGCGCAGTATTTTGTATATGATCAGCACCGACGCTATTGTCAGTCCGCTCATGAGTCCCATGAGAGTGGTCATCTCCCACGGCTTGAAGTCTAGCAAAATCAAAACACGCATTATGCCGTAGACAAGCAACGTGAAGACCACCGGATATTCACCGCCTCTCAGGGGCTTCCGAGAACGTACACGCCACAACGCAATGGCCAGGATGAACCACCCGGCCGCAAGAAGAACGTTAGTCAGTGCAAAAACCGCTGCCCCAAGTTCCATGCCACAAATGTAGGGTTAACAGCGTCGAAAATCAAGACGCCAAACAAAACGGGCCAGGATTGCTCCCGGCCCGTCCAAAGTTGGGTCCTGTAAGACCTTGCGGCTATTATTGGTTCTCCATCTCAGCAAATGCCTTGTCCTTCTCGGCAAGTTCTTCCTGGATGTTGTCACGGACCGACTTACCGCCAGTTACCCGTGCTGCGACCTCCGCGTCATCCTCCTTAGACTTGTTTTTGGCTGCGTTGCGCTGCTTGCGGGTGACGTGGGACGCTTCGTTAGCCACAGGCATCGGTACGCCAGCCTGCTTCAGTTCGGTATCGACTCCACGAACCATATCGTCAACGTCGCCTTCGGCATCGTCGGCTAGTTGATCTGCTGTTACCTGCTCGTCAGCAGCAGCTCGCGCCTCGATTGCAGCCTTATTTAGCGCGTAGGGTTCACGCGAACCTAGTACTCCCTTTCCGCCCTGTGCTGCTACGCTCGTAGGTTCGGGCGACGCGACAGTCTCGTAAAGCGGCTGCTCGCCGCGCTTACGACGCGGCGCGTGCGCGTACGGATTCTGAATGTGGGCGGGAACTTGTGGACGGCGCCAACCGGGAACGTGGTTGAGCAAGTCGTGGGCGTTCGCGATAGAAACCTCAACCTCGACGCCTTCGGGGTTGACGAGAGTCATAGTACGCTTCGGACCCTTGCGGTCCTGAAATTGTGCGCGTTGCTTTGCGGCAAGCTCGGCAGTTGCTACACCTAGGGGCATGTTATTTCCTTCCAGTTGGTTCAGTCAGACAGTTTAGTCAGTCGGTAAATGCGAACACGGGGAAGCTCGTGGCCGGTTGACCACGAAAGCTCCCCCGTGTGTATTCTTTTTCTTACCTAGCCAGAGACTAGGGTGCTAGGCTTAGCTCTGCTTCGCGAAGCCGAGCCATGCGCTGTAGGTGATGCCAGCTGCGGCGTCGCTCATGAGGCTGACGAGCGCGAAGTGCGTCGCGTCGGCAATGAGCTTCTTGGCAGTCTTGCTGTCCACTGCGAAACGGTATAGACCCTTGAGGCCGTCCACGGTCGTGCTGTCCGTCAGCGTCACGCGGCCAAGTTCGGTGCGTGCAGATGAGAAGTCAGACGACGTGTGAGCTTCGAGCGCGAAGGCGACCGTGTCACCACCACCGTTGACGGTGTTAGCGGTGACGTTGATGTTCACCCACATGAGGCCACCCGGCAACTGGCTCGGGTCGTCCCAGAAAGCGTTCGTCAAAAGGTCGGACACGATTGCCGTGTTGGCAGTACGCGTGTCGGTGTGGGTCACCGCGTTGGCGAGCAGCGTCTTTGCTGCTGCGTCAAACTCGACCGGGTTACGACCCTGCATCATTGCCATGGTGTATTCCTCCTATATGGCGTTGTTGACTACGTTAACGTTAACCTTACGTGGTCACGTCAGCGTTGGTGATGCCCCATACGCGGGCGCAAGCGCGACCGTGCATGACCGCCAAGCCAACCAACCACTCAACGCGAGTGCGGAAGATCGGGTCGGTCTGGAGTTCGCCCAGATCCTTGACATCCATGGTGCCGTTCTGGAGGCCGGTCACGTAACCGTCGCCCAGGCGAACCACGTAGATGCTGCTCGAAGCTGAACCGCCTGCTGGACCGGCTTCATCGAAGTCGATGATGCGCTGGCCAAGGTGGTTGTAGTCCGCGATCAGGATCGGGAGGCTGTTGTAGGTTGCGAAGCGGTAACCGAACTGGTCGGTCGTGAAGTCCACGTCGCCACCAACGCCGCTGCGGTGCGCCTTGTAGAGCTTGCGACGCATCGCGAGGCTCATGACAAGGTGCGTCGCGCCCGGTACCGCGTCGATTGCGGTGTCGAGAGCTTCGAGCGACAGAGGGCTGTTGCTTGACGCTGCGGTCAAGAGAGCCGGAACGAGCTGCGAGCCCGCAACGCGGTAGCGCAGACCGTCGAACTCGCGGATGTCGTCGGCGCTGTTGCCGTTGATCAACGAGTCAGTGATGTTGAGGCCCAGGCCACGGATTTGCATCTCTTCCTGAGAGCTGCGAACCTCGGGACCACGCGTCTTGATCATGGCGATGTCCACGTCAAGGTAGCCACCGATGATCTTCAACGTCTCAACGGCGTTGTTGATCACGCCAGTGGTCGGCGTGTAGGTCTGGTTGTAGCCACGGAACGCAACGCCCGGTAGAGAACCTTCGACGTTGTACACGAGCGAACCGCCCGTGATGTTCTCGAACGGCATTGCGCGCATCAGATCGGAAGTCTGAGCAAACATCTTGATGACAGCGGCGCGCTTTACTTCGCCAGAGGCCAACTTGCTTGCTTCGAACAGGGTAAGACCCATGGGTATTTCCTCCTAGATTGGTCTTCTTTTATTGAAACCGCTCAGACTTCCTCGACTTAGCGACCGTATCCGGCCTTCTTCATCGATTCCGCGTTGATGCGGTTCAATTGCTCACGTGGAGACAACTTGTCCCAAGCTTCCTGGCTCATGCCATGGTTGCCTGGAGTTCCGTCGCCACCCACTGCGCCACCACCCTTCGATGCTTTGAAGTAGTGAGGCCACTTCTTGCGGGCTTCCTCGTCCATCCACTCACTCACGGTCATCGGGACGTTCCCCAATTTTCCGTAAATGATCACGCCGTTCTTATCGCGGGGCTCCAAGGTCTTGTCCTGGAGAACCGTGAAGACCTCGTACGCACGCTGCGTCAGGTCTTGAATGGCGGTCGGGTGAACACCCAACTTTTCGTCCGTCACAGCCCTCGCGACCTCGCGGTCGATGAAGGTCATGTCGTATGCCTTGTTGGCTTGCACCAACTGCTGCTCAAGAGCAGCGAGCTTCGTGGCGTTTTCGGCTTGGGTCTTGTCGTACCCCTCACGCATCGAGGTAGTACGCTTCGCCACTTCGCCTTCAATGTCCTCGCTCTTCTTCAGCTTGCCGTCGTTGACGCCTTGCTGCGTGGTGCGAAGATCGCCCAAATCCTTCTCGGTCTTGGTCCAATCGAAGTCGCCTTCTTTGTGACCAAAGAGACCGTGAAATTTACTAATCTCTGACTTCAACGCGTCGCGCTCTTTTGCAACGACAGTGTTGTTGTCGCGGAATGTTTCCAGGGCTTTCCGGGAGACCAAATTGACCGCCCACTTCCCTGCGTTCTCGCCTTCCTTGATTTCCATCGCGTGCTCGCGAACGTCCTCAGGGACAGCGTCCTTAGTGTCGTAATTAAAAATCGGCATGGGATTTCCTCTCCTACTTCGAGCGCCGCTCGATGCCTTGACCTGACCCAGGTCTCTGGACCCACCGGACCCCGGTGGGAGGGTTGAGTTTGTTAACTATAAAAATTAAGGTTAACACTCTCGTACGCGTTGACATAGGCATTCCGAGACCTCTTGTCAAGAGGGGCCTTCAAGTAAAGTCAGTGGGTTACTTCTTCTTTGCTGCCGGTTTCTTCGCAGCGGGCTTCGCAGCGGGCTTATTTTTGGCAGCCGCCTTGGCCGCTTTCGCCTGAGACGCAGCGCGCATCTTCTCAACCTTCAAGTCGTGCGCCTGCTCGTACTGTTGCGTACGTAGACCCTGCGTGAAGGTCTCGTCTTGGAGATCGGACGACTGCTCCGACCTACGTTCATCCGCCAACAATTGATGTTCGCGATCCATTTCCGACTGACGCTCCTGGCTACGCATCTGTTTGTCGGACTGCTCTGCCACGATCTTAGTCTTCGCGTCAGGGTAGCCCTCGTGCATTGCTTCCACGTCCGGCTGGAATGGGAAGTTCTCCAGGTTCTTCAGCTTGCCCTCGAACTCTTCCAGAGTCATTTCGTCGTCTAGCCACTCAGCTTCCTGAAGGGCGCGGAACAACTGATCGACAGGGAAGATACCCGTCTGATAAAGCAGAGCGACGGCGCGCAACTCGCGGGCACCGATCTGAAGAGCCTTGAAGTCCTGATTGAGGCGAACGCGGATAGCCCAGCGAACGCGGGTCACGCCGGTCTCAATTCCTTCATCGTCAAATTTAGGTTCCTCGTTGAAACCAGCGGTTGAAATACGCTGCCAGTCGAGCCACCACGTCAGCACTTCTGTCATGCCGAGGGCCATGCTCTCCGTGATGTTGAGCAGGATCGACATTTCATTCGCCTGCTTCATCTTGAAGATTTGTTCGCTCTCGGTCGAAGCGGACGGGCGAATGCCCATGATGCGTCCGCCGAGCTGTGCAATGTGCTCTTCTTTTTCGACCAGAGAGTCTGCAAGGTTCTTCAGGCCCGTGCCGAAGTACTCCAAAATCCCAGGCTTGGTACCTTCAGGAACTTCCCACACCACCGAGGGGCCAATGTCATAGGAACTCTTTTCTGCGGAACCAGCCACGGGGATGAAGTACACCGGCAGGGCCGTGAAGAATCGCCCGTGCTCAAGCTGAGCGGACGTGCGATAGTGGGAAATGTTGAGCGTAGTGATGTCCAACACTGCCGACCTTTGGATATTCCACGAAGGCGACATCGGACCGATGACCTTCATAGGAATGAAATCGAATGGCGTCCCACCTTTCAAGGGCGTGATGACTTCGCTGATGGCTTGGAGAACGGTCACGACTTGGCCGATCCCGTCAGTCTGCTCTACTTCCTTGTAGATGCGCTGGCGGTAAACACCTTCCTCGTCAATGAATAGGGCGCGGTAACGTGCGGTCAACTGTCCACCGAAGTTGTCGATGTTCGCACCGATGGTGTCTTGGGTAACCATGGGGGTGCAGTCAACGATCTCGCGCAGGAGCACGTAGATCGGAATTTCGCGCCCTTTAACGACCTGAGTTTTCCAGGAAACGATGTTCTCGGCAATGTACTCAGTCATGTACGGTTTGTCGCCGTTCTCGGACATGTCCACGAGAACACCGATGCGGCCGACTGAGCAAACCTCGAAGCACAGCTTCTTACAAAACATATTGAAGTCGAGGCCGTCGATAGTAACGTCTAGGAGATGTTGCTTATCGCAATTGTCAACCTTCACCGCGCGACGAAACACTGTCCCGACAAGACCTTGCACCGTCCGTCCAACCATGTTGACGAACGTTGCACGTTCCTTGTATTGCTCGTAGGAGGTTCCGGTCTCTACGTCGAGACCAGGGAGATATGCTCTACCACGTTCTTTGATCTTTCGCTCGCCTGCCATGCAGTCGCGGATCATGTCCCAATCGGACTTGTACCATCCGTAGTCGGGGTGTATGAACGTAGCTAGCTCGCCGTTCGCGCCGCGAACTGCGTCAGCTGTAGTCGAAAATTGGGTTGCCATATCTCTCGATGACGCTGCGATGATACGCGCTGTCAGAGAGAAGCGGGAACAGAGATGTCCCGTCGATCTGAGTCATGCGTGCCATAGCGTTTCCCCGAAACGTTACGCCTCTAGTCCCTAGAGGCAAGGGCGGTGTGCAGGAACCTCAACGCCGTTAAGGTTAACGCACTATGGCACAAATAGGGAACTTCTGAGATTTGTCAAGGGGTACAAACGAAACGGCCGGAGCACGAAAGGCTCCGGCCGTACAAAATAACTAGCTATAAAACTCGGGTTTAGTCTGCGACGCTGTCCGCGTCCGCAGCGCCCTTCTTGCCAGGAAGCGCCTTTTGTTGGGTGTTCTGAACCTCGGTGTTCACCGGACTGGTGACCGTCGAAGGCTCAGGATTGTCCAACCACTCGACGATGGTGAAGACTGGCTTGTAGTTCTTGTTGCCCTTGGATGTGAAGGGCTCGGCTTCGATCACGACGACCGGCGTCTGCTTGGTGAAGTCGTGCAGAGCCTCCAGATCACCGATCTGCTGGTACAGCCGGTCTACCTGCTTGCGGCCGGAGATCGACCCGATCTGCAACTTGTACTGCGTGTTGCTTTTCAGGTCTTTGAGGAAAAGGGTATAGCTGGTGTTCCAACCGTCCTTCTCCGGGTCCTCGTATGGACCATGATCTTCCATCGTGGCGATGTCGGGCAGAAGCTCGAAGAACGACTTGTCGTACTGACCGACGACCTCGCCGTTGTTCCAGCAAACGTGTCCCTGCGTCGAAGAGAAGATGTCGAAGGCGAGCTTCGCGCCCTCGGGGAAGCGGACTTCCTTCTGCCCATCCCTGATCACCATGACGCCGGAGCGACCATCGAACTTCAGGATTTGGTAGAGGTTAGCCCCGCGAATCTGATTGGCGGTCTTGAGACCGGCGCGCAGCTGGGCGGGCGTGAAAGACTTCAGTCTTGTGACAATGTCACCTTTGGAGGCCATTTTGCGTTTTCCGTTTCGGTTGTTCAGTTACAGTTAACGTTAACACCCTACTCGTTATCCTTAACTTTGTCAATAGCCTCTTTGACGGTCTCCTGAACGCTGTTCTTAGCCTCTTCCAACCCCTGGCGGATGGCCTCGTAATACGCCTTGGACCGCTCGCAATGACCTGGGTCCACAACCTCTAGTAGCACGCAGAAGAAGTGGCACAAACTGCACCCGGCCCGCTGTTTAGCCCACCTAGCGCTCAAAGTTTCTGGGTATGTTCCACCCGTGACACGGTTTAGAAGGCGATCCAGCTCTTGGATCAGCCGATACGCACGGAAGACGTGATAGCGGCGCAGCATAGCGGTAACCTTAACACATTAGGCTCCGTTGGACAAGCCTGGGTTAACTACCGTAGCGCGCGAGGCACCAACCGCTGATCAACTCTGTGTGCGGTGGGCAGATGATGCCGCCACCCGTAGGTTCGCTGTGTCTCTGGTATGCCTCGATGTTGTAGCGCGGCGCGAGGTAGCCGATGAGCTGGTTCCGTTCGGCCTCGTCCAAAAGATGATCGTAAATCATAACTTCAGCCATGTAGCCGTTAGCGAACGCCGAGCCTAGAACCGTCCCTGCATGTCCGCCCGTGTTCGCGTCGCCGGATGCGTCAATGAGCCCGTTCTGATAGAGCACCGACGAAGCGCCGTTGAAACTCCCTTCGTAGATTTGCCACGTCGCCAAGACTTCGACCGCACCTTCAAGATCGGTGCCCGCCCACATAACTACCCGTTCGTCGGTGATGCCCGCGTTGAACTCGTGATACAGGAAGCCTCGGTTTCCCGCGCCACCGCTTTGTATAATGTGTTTGTCGAAACCGCTCGCAGTATCGAGACGGGACAGCGCCACATAAGTGTACGGCTGCGACAACGCGGGCGTTGTGATGCGCGCCATCGAATCGCTCGAATCGACAAAGTGTACAGCGTTACGCCCGTTGATGAAATTTGTTTTGAGGATAGGTTTGTTCGACCCGTTGCTCTGTGTAACGTCAAAACCATTTCCTGAACTGTCCACCCAAGTCGTGATCACAGCGTCGGGGTCAACACCTGTGATGTCATCTGCACGATGCCATTCGACCATACCTGTTAGCGGCGGTGTCTCGGATTCAACGAACGCTGCTGCACCGAATCGATAGGAATTTATTATGAAGCTCATGGACGATATCCCAGAAATACGAGCTTCAATCCCTTCGCGCCAGTACCGGCAACGTCGATGTCGATTTTGATCTCCGCATCGTCTGCGAGCGCTGTGTCGCTAATTACGACAGCT